GCGGCGGCCCTTACCATCCATCCATCCGTTCTCAATCTCCGACGTGGTGCTATCGCGTTCCTTCCTTAGCGCAGCCTCCAGGCCGTCCAGATCATTCACCCCAGCGCCTTCCACTCCTGCGCTTCCTGGCGCTGCGGGTACAGCTTGGGCAACTGCTGCAACTCCAGCATCTTTTGGCGCTTCAACTGGCGCGGCTTGAGCTTTGGCTGGGGTTCCTGGCGTTGCGTTCTGGACACGTTTTCTTTCTTGATACTTTGCCTCTGCATCAACAAGTTTTCCCATGTGGGAATTAGCTGCATCAAAGTCTAATCGTTCATCGCTTGACAACTGATTGTCATCAATTGCCGCGCCTATCGTTTTGTATTGACTATCTCCGATTGCTCCGGTGCTGTTGTATCTCGTCACTTGATACATGCCTGGATTTTGAGCGGATGGGGTGATTACGCTTGTTAGGCCAGACTTGCTCAAATATACGGGCGCTTCACTATTGGAAATAGCATTTTCGGCATCCTTTGTTACCGCATCTTTCAATGCGTGGATTGCGTCAAGATGTTCCTGTGTGAATGGTGGAGCAGATTTAACATTTGCGCGCAATACGCTCAATACTTCGGACTTAGTTGGTGTTTTTGCATCTTTGCCATTCGGATTTACCACCGTGGTAAGTTCCTGGCCGATGCTCGGCAGGGTATCTAGGTAGGACTGCGCACGCTTGGACATGGGAATCAATCGCGGGTCTTGTCGGCGTGTTTCCGTTCCTGTCAGTTGTGCAGGCGCATTCTCAATCGGCCCGGCTTCAGTTGGTCCGGTCAGCGCACGCGGCCCGCCAATGGCGCGTTGGCCTGGCAGTTCATCCACAAAGCGGCTTTGGCCGTCGATGGTGTTGGGGTCAAACTGCTGGCCTTGGAATGGCGTTGCCAGTGCGCCGCCTTGCTGTGTCGTCAGTGCTGTGCTGGTGACGGGCGCAGGTTCAGCCTGTGCGCTGGGCATCGTGAACCCGGTACCGGATGACAGTTGTTCAATGACCTGATTCACTTGGTCACGCGCCATCAAGCGCTGATCCATTCTGACAACTGGGTTTTGTGCAACGCTCAAAGCATTGAGAAAGTCGCTTGTCGTGACTGTTCCGGTTTCCCCGGCATCGCGAATCTTTTGCAGGATCGCATCATTCTTGACGCGCTCTTTCATCACCTGTAGGCTCGATAGGAAGTCGTCAACCTTGGGCCCAGCGTTGACGGCTTCGCTTGCTGCGGCAATGGCCGCGTCAACATCTGGCGCAGTGGCAATGTCAGCTACGGCTTGTTGCGGGGTCTTGGGTTCTGGCGTTGAAACCATCCCGGAATAGATCGCCCCCGGACCAGAGCCAATTGCCGTCTCAACAATGGTTCGCCCAACATCTTTCGACATTGCGCGGTTGTCGTATTCGCTGGCTTGGTAGTTGGTTGCCAGTTTCGGGGCGACTTCTTCAAGTTGCTCGCCAAATAGTTCAGTTGCTGCGGCTGCAACTTTCCCGGAAAGCTTGCCAGTCAAAGCGCCTTCAAGGCCAGTCTTGCCGGAAATGAACCCAGTCACGCCACCAATGGCAGCGGGAAGTCTGGATTTATCAAGCGCGAGTTGTGTTGCCTCTTCTGGCGATCTGCCTTGTGACTCAAGCGTTTTCTTGATGTCCTCGAAGGCCTCACCACGCGCACCACCCGCATTCAGCACAGAATTGACACCGCCCGCCGCCGTTGTCGCAAGCGATGCAGCGCCTACCGCACTTGCCCCACGCGCAAGCGCTGCAGCCTGCGCAAGCTTTGCCGCGCCGATGCCTGGGATCATGCTTGGCAGGTTCGTTGTTACAAACCGCGCAGCCAATGCGGGATCGCTGGAATACTGCTTGGCAGCTTCTACGACTTGAGAAATTACACCGTCTTCGCCCGCCTTATCAATGGCAGCGCTTGCGGCATTTGCACGACCCTGCAAAACATCGCTTTGCTTTGCTCTCCATGATTCTGCGTTGTCACGGAAGAACCCGGCCACGCCAGAATCAGGCGCGACAAGAGAAGGCACAGCGCCTGCAATGGTGTTGACGCCTTCGGCCAGTTGCACGCCAGTATCGGCGGCAGCTTGTCCCCAAGTGCGTTTCTTTGGCGGCTCGCCGTCAAGCGCTCCGGCAAACGGAACAAACCCAGCAGCAGCGCCTGATGGTGCGTCTAACTCTCCGTCAAACTTGGTGTAACTCATTGTTCAACAATCCTTGTTCCGTCTGGCAGTTGATACACGGGACGACCGCCACTGGTGCCGATTTGCTTTGCGCCCTGTGGGAGTGCTGATGGCGTACTTTGCTTGGTCTGCTTGGAAACTGGCAATCCAACTTGCTCGCGCAACGACCCAAAGTCAGACTCAATTTGCTCTCGCTTGCGCTGCAGTGCTGAGAATTTTGGCGCGAATTCGGCAGAGACTTTGGCGGGGTCTTGCCCCATTTCAATCGCCTGCTTCTGAAGTTGTCTCAGTTCTGAAGATTCAGCCGCAACCTCTTTGCGCTGTCCGTCAATAAATGTCAGTGCTTCCTTGGTTCCGGCTTGACCTCCGCCCAACTTTCCGATCAGCACATCAAGTCGCTTATCGCTGTCGGCACTGCGCAGATCAGCGATGTACCGGGATGTTGCATCCCGCTGATCGGCAATGGCGCGGTCCCTGGCGTCTTTCAGTTCGGCATTCTTCCCGGCAACCTCAATCCGCTTATCTTCGCGGTCAGACTTGCCGATGGTCATTTCATAGGCAGCATAGGCCTCTGGGTCTGAAACCTTGAGCTTGTTCAGCGCGATCTTTACCGCTTCATCGTTACCGATGGTGCGAGTCTTGCCTTCAGCTTCGGCGGATTGCTGGCTCTTGATCTGCTTCAAGATATTGGTCTTGTCCTCGCCTTCTGGCATGGACTCAAGCTGCTTCATGATGATCCCGACATTGCCCTGCATGCCTTTGGTCTTCAAAGGCTGTCCATCAAAAGCATTCCCTTTGCCGCCTTCCAGAGTTTGAATATCGCCTGCCTGCAAGGGTGCCTCGCTGCCCGCTATTTCCTGGGCAGCATCGCCTACTCGCTTCAATGGCGCAACCTTGCGTTGCTCCGCTGCAATGACTTGGCTTTCTGAAAACTTGGCCAGCGACTTCGCCTTTTGCTCTTCAAGCGATGCCCGAATGGTTGCCAGTTCGACTTCGCTATCTCGCTGTAGCTTGGCCCTGTTTTCCTGTTCAGCTTCGCGCTGCATGTTTTCGCCGACGCCACCCATGGCCCCGAAGATCAATCCTATTCCCATGGTCAAGCACCTTTCATTTGAGACGCGATCAAACCAGGCTTGGCATTCACTGGCTGCGCTGGTTGAGTGGATTGCTTGGCTTGCTGGATCTTCTGCGGAGTCACGCCCAGCAGTTGCATCAAGTCGCTCATCGTTTCCTTGGTAACGGCGGCAACTGATTCAGGTGTGGCCGTGAACTTCCCGGCCTTCTCTGCAAAATCAATTGCTTCGCACATCAGTATTGTCGTGGCTGGAATCATCGCCTGCATGGGCAGCGTTCCTTTTCCTTGGCTCCACAAAATGCCCATCAGCTTGGCAACCCCTTCGCCAATGTTGATTGAAGGGTCTTGAGGCTTTTGCAATTCTTTGACCATCATGTCGTGCGTTTGCTCGCTGTACATGACTCGAAGACCAGCGGCCACAATGCGCTGACATGCGCCCTTGTACTTGGGTGGAACCTTGGCTTCTGTAGCCGCTTCTGTCTTTTGAAGCAGAGGATTCGTTGTTTTTCCAAGCATGTTTACGCTCCGTATTTGAAGTTGGCGATCTTGGATTGATTGGCAATTTGCCCAGCAATCAGCCCTTGACGATCTTTCTGCAGGTTGTAATTTCGCTCGGCTTCAAACGCCTTTGCCGCGCCCATCATTGCCCCGCCAAGATTGCCCTGTTTGCCCATGGTTTCCTTGGCCCACCCCATGAACGAGTTCAAGTACTCGGTGGGGTCTGACCTGTTTTGTGGTTGTAGCAACAGATTCCGCACGTTTGAATTTCCGCTTGATGCGGCAGAAGGATTGTTTGCCATGCCCGTAGATGCGGGAGAGGTATCAACCGGGGTATTCACATCAGTGACAGATGGAGAAGCTTGCATGACGCTGGTCGATGCGCTGGCATTTGGCGCAACCTGTGTCACTGAGGATTCAGCGCCTGGCAGACTGGCTTTGGCCGCGTCTTGCATGGTCGCGCTTCCCGTTTGACCAGTCGCCCCAGCCACATCGCCAAATCCCTGCGTTGTGCCCATATCGCCCATGGCCTGAAATGGGTTTGCTGATTCGGCCATGCTCGATGCAAACTGATCTGCCCCGAGTTGTGTTGCCGCTTCGTCAGCCACCGTAGTAGCCACCCCGTCAACAGCCGTCGATGCAGCGCTGCCAATGGCTCCATTGACCATGCCGCCTACGCCGCCCACCATCGCCATGGTTCCGCCGATTTTCATCAGTTCTTTGCTTCCGGTTACGCCACCGACAATTGTCATGGCAGTTCCGATTTCAGCCATCGCGCCAAGTACCAAAGTCGCGGATACGGCTTCGCCTGCGGCCAGTGCCGCAATAGATGTAAATGCCATGGAGGTTCCTTAGAAAAGCTTGCCCATGGAAACCTCTTCGTTGCGGTATCCAAGGCGGGTGAGAATTGGGATCAAACTTGTGTTGTGCTTGGCGTGCCAAGTCACCTTATTGACCCCGAGGGCTTTCAGTTGCTGCTCACTGAATTTGATAAGCCGAATGCCTGTCATCCCCAAGCGGTGATCAGGATGCAGATACAGGATGTCGTTCTGCGCATGAACCAAATCTTCATAGTGCAAGTGGCGGTTCACGAAAAACACGCTGTAGCCAATGAGCGTGCCGCCTTCCCTGGCCGTGTAGACCACCAGCGCATCAGCACGTTCAAGGTCTGCATACTTTGACCAAATCGGCTTGAGCTTTACCTTGTCTTTGTTTAGGGTGAGCTCTTGGTAATGCAGTTCAAGCAGGGACTCAATTTCTTCAACAACGTCATAAATCAGTTCTTGCTGAAATTCGACCATATCAAGTTAACCATTGCGTGTTGTTTGGTGGAGGCTCCGGCGTCGTATTCGTTCCGCCTGGCGTCTGACTGGTGCCGCTTGCTGGGTATGGATTGGAAGTCAGAATTGAAGACAGGTCAAGCCCAGATGTCTTGCTTAGGACATTCATCATGGCCGTCAGGTTTTGCCAGACTTGCGCACTTGCCCCGGTCTTGTCTGTAAGCCCTGACATTTGGATGTTGTTCAGCGCTGCAGTCGCGGCATTCATGATGCTTGCGGCTGTGTCGTTGGTCTTCAGCAGAACAGAATTTTCGTTGGTCAACTTCTGTAGGCTTGTCTTCGTGTTGGCATCCAGCGTGGCGGACCACATCTGAGTTTGCGCATTCAGATCAGCAATCGCTTTTTGCGTTTGCGTGGTCATCGCTGCTTGTGTCAGGTTGTTTTGCTGTGCAGCATTGGCCAGCTTCACAGCGTTTTCTTGCTGCGCGTTGGCAAGTGCAACCTGATTTTGTTGCTGTGCGTTCGTCAGCCCGACAGTGTTCTTCTGCGCCGTGTCGAACTGGTTCGCCTTGTTTATCTCTTGTGCGTTCGTGAGTCCGACTGTGTTCTTTTGCGCCGTGTCGAACTGGTTCGCCTTGTTTATCTCTTGTGCGTTCGTGAGTCCGACTGTGTTCTTTTGCTGCTGGTTCTGCAATGCAACCTGGTTTTGTTGCGCTGCGTTGGACACATTGATGCTGTTCTGCGCATTGGCGTTTGTGACCGCCATCTGATTATTGATGTCAGCGTTGTAGCTTGCGGCCTTGGAATATGTCCCAGCGTCTGCCGTGGCGATTGGCAATGCGGCAGTGTAGGCGGCAGAGTCACCAGCCGTCAGCGCCATGCTTGAATTTTGCAATCCCCGCGCTGCCATCTGCTGAAGTGCGCCAGTTCTTGCCTGCTGAATCAGCGGGCTATTGGGGTCGATCAAGCCTTGAATCTGCCCGGCGACGGTTTGATTCGTGGTGACATCCCAAGGATTCGACTTGGCCAGCACAGCAGGGCCAGCAGTGGACGCATTCACATCAGCAGCAGCACTCCAAACATTTGCGCCCGGTGTCGTTGCAGCACTCCAAACATTTGCGCCCGGTGTCGTTGCAGCGGTATAGTTGGTGCTGTTGACGGATGTTGCGGGATTCACAGTCATGGCCGTTGGTGTTGCCATGGCACCGCTGATAAGTCCAGGTGCAGCGGAATACCCACCGAACCCGTTCGGTGCGCCAAGCTTGCTTGCGACTTCTGCGGGCGTCAATCCTAGCGTGCTGGCCATGTCTGACATGCTCACGCCATAGGTGTTCATGTCTGACATGACGGATGATGCATCGCGCTTGCCAGACAGAAAATCTTGCCATCCACCCTTTAGGTTAGATACTTGTTGCTGGTTGTATGTCTTCGCAGAAGTTCCTATTGGCATCCACGTGTTAAAGGTCGCACCAACGCCTGACGTTAATCCTTGCGCAATACTTGGGGTTACTGGAGTGTTTCCATTCCCAGACCCCTGAACCCCGGCAAACATCCCGCCTGCATTTGTGGCAGCTGTGTTTGCTGCGTTTGCAGCCAATGCAGCAGGGCGGGCATCGTAATAGTCTTGGGAATAGTAGTTCCCGGTCCCGTCATTCGTCAAACCTTGGGAAGTCAGAACATTGTCGCGATAGGCGGCAACTTCGTCCGGTGTCATGTCAGCCATTTAAATACCTCTGTATTCACTTATTGATCTGCAAAGTGTTCGGCCCAGCCAATGCGGCTGTTCTGCACTCGTAGTACTGCGCTGTAACCGCAATCAATTTTTGTACGGTTGCGCCAAAGGTGTCATCACTTAGCGGCGTCAACTCCGGGCAACTGGCGATTACCAGCGGCTTGGGCTCCTGGCTTGATTGCTAGGCACCCAAACGGACGTGGTCCAATGCCACATAACTAGGCAATCTCCCATTACGACTCACTTCGCGACTCACTTGGGCCAGGCTTGCTGCAAGGTTAAGGTATCGCTGGCGTGGCCGTTGGCTGCCCTTGCAATCTCTTCACCGCGTTGCGAAAGTCGCTCAATTCCAGCCGCCATTGTGTCGAGTAATCGACTTTCGGCGCTGGGGTTGTTGCCGCTGGCATCGGGGGCGGGGCTGGGCAGTCCTGCGCGGGCGGTGGCGAGGTCGTCGCGCAGGCCGTCAGACTCAGTGCGAGCGCTATTAGCGGCAGCTTGAAGGGCTTGGGCGCGGCGGGCTTGTGCATTTTGGGCCTCGATGACGTTGGTGGATCTGCGGTGTTCGGTGGCGCGGTTTTCGCGTTCGGCTTGGGCGGCCTGGGCTGCACGCGCTAAGGCCTCGGCCTGGGTGGCGCTGTCTTTGCGCCAGCCGTTGACGGACCAGCCAGCACCAAAGCACGTAGCCAGGACGGCGGTAACAGCCAGGGCTTTAATAGATGGCGGGATCAAGACATCCTCCCAAATGCCCACATAAACGTGTAGGCGTACCTGGCTACCCACACTGCAAGCACCACAGCAGCTACCGCCAGCACTGAAATTGAAAACTTCTTCATTGCGATGCCTCGAGGTATCCGGCGTAACCTTTGGCGATTTGATCGTTATTCAAGTCGCCCTCGCACAAGGCACGCTCCCACTGTCTACGCTTCCAAACGCCGTAGCACTGGTTCGACCTAACCGAGCAATCCCGCCCAGCGGCGTAGCGAAACTCGGTGATCGTGGCGCACGCTTCGGGGTATTTCTTGGCTTTGACCTTTGCAACAATGCTTGACTTGCAAACCGCACCGACTCCAATGTTGTACGTGAGGTCAAGCACAGCGGCATGGACATGCTCAGGGCCTTGAAGCAGCTCCGGTGCGCACTTCAGCAGTCCATCGTTATGCACCTTTAGCTGCTTTTCCAGGCGATCCTGGCACTCCTGGTTGCTGTACTTGTGTCCGGGAATGATTTCGTTCGTGTCGCCCACGCACGCAGTCCAGACGCCGCCAATGTCTCGATAGGGCATGGACTTGTTACCCTCGAAATCCGTCAGCCCAGCCGCCAGAGCAAGGGCCAAGCCGGTACTGATGCCAATGATTCTGGTCTTGACGCTCATTTACCGCCCCAATGCCCGGACTTGACGGACGTGATGACCCCCATACCAGCAGCAAAGGCAGCGAGGATGTAGCCCAGTGGCTTTGCCAGCTTGCCCACCATTTCTGCAACGCGAACCATGCCTTTGATGGACTGTGCAAATTCGACAATCTCTGATGTATCAGCTTTGATGCCCTCAGTCAGTTTGGTGTTCTCCGCGATGGCTAAATCCTGCTCATCCATGCGCCTTTCGCCATCGCTGAGCTTGTCGTGGATCGCCCGAAATGCGCGTGTTGTATGGTCTGTTCTGCGGTCTGGCCCGGTGTATCCCTCATTCATTCCCAACTCCCTTGATTGCGTTGATTGCTTGCTCTTTAGTAATCCCAAGCCCGTAATGCGCGACCAGATACTCGGCGTAGTCGTCCAAGCGTTGAGGGTATTCCGCGAGCGGGTAGTGCTGCAACTGTTCGCGGTAGGCCTCAACCTCAGACTTGAATCTGTAGGCTTTGCTCAAGCGATACAAGAACACATGCAGTCCAACGGTGCGAAAGAACTGGTCTACGTGGACTTGCTCGTGCGGGATCAGGCCTGGGTCATCGCGGTACGCTGGATCAATGAAGATTACAAAGCCGCGAGTGGTAGCCTTGGCACCAGTGGACACGCCCCATTTTTGGCAAATGATCATGCGCCCACCTTTGCCTTTAACTCTTCGATCTGCGCCTGTTGTTCCTGCATCGCTTTGATGAGCATGGGCACAAAGACGGAGTATTTGACAGACTTTGTTGTCGTTCCTGTTGGCCTGCGCTCGGTCTTGGCTGGCACTTCAATGATCTCTGCCACATCCTCCATCACGGGCACTTGGTGCATTGCTTGACGCATCACGGCGGGTTTTGCTGTGACCGCTGGCGTGACCACACTACCCTCTTCGTCCAGCACTTCCGCTTGTGCTTCAATCGCGGCTTCTGCAACCTCCAAGACAGGCTCACCAGTCTCGTCAAACAGTGGGTAAAACTCGAACAAGGGGACTTCGATGTCTGTGCGAATTGGTATCCTGCGGTATTGCCCATCACATAGCAAAGTCTCATACCGAACCGATTCTCCAAAACGACTTTTCTGTTTTTGAGTGACCTTAGTTTCGGTGCGTGCGGGTTCGACTTCGACCTCTTCGTAGTCGGGGGTTTCTTCAATCAGACCGGGAGAGATTTCTTCCAGTTCCTGAGCGATCACGCCGATTTGCTTGATGCCATCAGGGTCTGCCCTAAATTTGTAGTTGACGATGCGGACTTTTAAGAGCTTCGCCAGTTTGGGGGTTGCGTCTGTGATGTCTTGCTTGAGCTTGATGTCAGAGATTGCACCGTAGGAATTGTTGTAGTTTTGTACGTTGCCGTTGCCGAGCACTAGGAAGCGGGTCGCACCGACGCTTTCTTCGGTGCCGACAAAAAGAGTTGCGCTGGTGGAGCCATCCCCGGTTGCGCAAACCGTTGCCCCATTGCCGTTGTCTGCTCGTATGTAAACGCCGCGTACAGAGTTTGTCAGTGCTGTTTTCTTAATCAGCAAATTCCCGCTGGCGTCCAGGGTTGCTACTTGCGTTCCAGCGACACGGAGCCCAAGCGCAATAGACCCACTTCCAGCGTCCGCTTCTATATAACCCGTCCCCGCCGCCGTACCGAGGTTTATGCGCGCTGTATTGCCGGATGATGTTTCGAGGAACGTATAACCTACCCCGGACGCCCCCCTATTGCTGATTTGACCCGTCACCGCTAGGCCGGTGGATGAGAAAACTGCCCGATTTGTACCCGCAAGATTGACATTAAGCGTTGTGACTGCGCCCGAGTCGATTGAGCCCACGTAAGCTTCGTTACCAGCATTGATGCCGAGCATCCGGGTTGTAGTCCCGCCAGAATCTTTGCCGCGAACATATGCAGCATTTGCCATCTGTGCGTCACCTGATGCGAGTGTGATGCCCGTCAGGTTTGTCAGCGCTCGGGATGCGGATCGCTCTGCGACGATTGCGCCTGCTGTTGCTGCTGCGCTTGCTGCTGCACTCCCTGCGCTTGCCGCCGCTGCAGATGCAGAAGCTGCCGCCTGGTTTGCATAGCTGATGTCAGTATCAAGCTGGAATCCGTTGTAGCTTGAGTTGTAGGTTAGCTTCAGAATTTGATTCGCAACAATGTCATTCAGTTGCACCGCTGTCCCGTCAGGCCGGACAATGGCTTTCAGACCTAACGTGTTGACATTCAGCGTTGATGCGCCAGAGTTGTTATTGAGTGGCTTGAAGAAGAACGAGAAACCATCTGAATACGCGGTGACTGCGGAACTAACTGAAACGACATAGGCGTTTGCCAGGCCAGTATCAAGCGCGTAATTGATTGAACCGCTGGCCAGCGCCGTAGGGGAAGGCAGCAGCGCAAAGCTGGCAGCAATTGAGTCGAGCTCATAGCGGACCTCTGAAGCAAGCCCGCGTGTCTGGTTTGCAGGTTTACCGCTGGCATGCGTGTAATACGATGATGGCATTGATTTCCCTTATCTGTCGAGTCTGCGAGGCGTGTAAAGAAGCGTGACGCCCTGAACCGTGTGGCTTTTGTCTTGGGCGCGGTTGCTGTAGAACAGGAATGAAATGTTCTTTTCGGTTCCGTCAAGCGAGAGATTGATGCTGTTCACAAGTGGGGTATCCCATGTGAAGGACTCCCAATAGAACTGATCCCAAAACCCACCGCCGAATATCTGGTTTGATGTGGTTTGGACCGGGGCCATGATGTCGTTGGTTGCGTAGGCCAGGTCATAGCCCACCGTGACGCTTGAGTAACCTTCGGGCTTCACTTCAAAGATTGCGCGTCTGAACCGCTTGCGCAGCATGGGCGACCTGATGTGATTGAAGGATGGCCGAATCCAAGACTCAATTGAACCACCATCAAAGCTTGTCCCGGTGTAGTCTTTGTAAACGTAACCGTCATCAGATCCAAAGTACGTGACTTCTAACCCAGTCGTCAGCGTGGCCGTGCAAATACACTGCACGACTCGCCCGTAGTTGAGTGGCATCAGCCCGTTTGTCTTGTCGCCAGTCAGCCCGACAACTAGCGCCGTGCCATCGTTGAAGAAGACCCGGTATTGATCCCGTGTTTTGTTAGAGACTGATGCTGTTTGCATGCCGCGCCGGGCGGCAATGTACGGCTGCACTTTATGGGAGACAGATGAATAGTCAAAGTCTCCATACGTCAATGTTGTGATCAGCGATTGAATGCCGCGAGCAGTCAGTCCGAACGTGTTGTTTGACACCAGTTGCATGGTGTAGTCGGCATACCCCATCTCGAAGATGGAAGGCACCAACTTGAAGTCTGCGGAGCTATTGCCGTAAATGGTGTGCGTTTGACTCAGTGTGAATACGGTCATGGACGCGCCGTACTGCGTACCGCCGTACACCAGCAATCCGGTGATTTGCTCGCCCGTCGAGAATTCCCCAGCGCCAAGAATGGCAGTCCATGCATAGGGGTTCGTGACTGCGGAGAACTGCAGCGAACCCCGGAACGATAGCCACAGACTGCTTTTGAAGAAGGCGATGTGCAGCGGGGTATCCGTGGCCATCCCTGTGCGGATTGGGATGTAGTTCGTGCCGTCAAACTCAAAGGCATAGTTCACGCCGTCAGCGCCGTACACCTTCTGATCGTTTGTTGATCCCGAGAAGTTCGCCAGGATTGCTTCAACCCGTCCGCCAGGGTTACGGGTGATTGCAGTCGCCAAGCTGGACGATGTAGCTTTTGAAGCCCCGCCCACCTTGAGCCCTTCGCCATTTTGGAATGTGCCAGCAACAGAACCGATGATCAAAGTCCCTGCGGCTGAACTTCCCCATGAGCCTGTCCTGATCAATACTTTGATGACCGTCGCAGTTGCCGCGCTTGTTGCGCCTGTGATCGTGTCGCCAATATTGATTTCCGCCGTACCCGATACGAATTGGATTTCCGTTCCGAAGTTGACCTTCACCCAGCCTGAAGACGATGATTTGTATAGATCGCCAGCGGTGCCGCCTGCGTTGTTGCGGAAGGCGTAGACAACATCGTTATAAACAAATACGCCTCGAATCTTCCCGGAACCAGGCACGGCCAAGATGTCTGCCCGAAGATCATTTGCCGCCAAAAGCGCAAAGTCTGCATGGTCTGATGGCGAAGATGCGCCGTTCTGAATCGTGCTTGATGTGGTTGTTCCCACCGTAGACCCAGATACTTGGAAGCTCTCGGAGCTTGAGAACGTGCCCGTCAATCGGCCAATGATCAGTGTTGTCGAGTCTGGTATGTACAAGACTTTCCCAGTGGCTGCACTTGTGACACCTGTAATGGTGTTGCCCACCGCAACAGATCCCGACAAAGAAACACTGATGACGTAATAGCTCGCTTCGCTGGGGGAAGCCCTGCCGTCAAACCGTTCATACCCATCAATTCGACGGTATCCGCCCGAGATTTCAGGTTCGTAGTTCTGACTATCAATGCAAAAGCCCGGTGCAAGCTCAATTGCAGGCGTCACAAGATCAAGCCCACCCTTCATTTCATAGAAGGATGACTGAATGGGTGGCATCTTCATACGAGTGCCGGCCCAAATTCAAAGTGACTCAATTGCTGTTTTGAAATGTCACCAAGCAGCTTTTGGAATTCGTCTTTGCCTTCTTGGTAGACTTCCGGTGAAGCCTCCGAGACTCCATAGAACATCATGGCCCGGTAAACGATGGCCATGTGGAACTGACTTGGCATGGCCGGGGTATCCGCATCTGCAGATAGCTCCGTCGCCACCTTGTAATAGTCACCGATTACCGTGTACCCCTCAACAGGGACAGGGCCAAGACCCACAGAAAACACCGGGTCATAGGTGAACTGGATAGGCCTGGACTTGGAATTCCTCAGTGCGCCAAACTGGTACGAGTTGCGCCACACGTCATAGGCCAAGTAGTCCATGAATATCTCGGACTGGATACCTGCTGACGTCGCGTAGTTCCTGAATGTGTCCGTCGCCCAGTTCCCAAAGTCTGTGATACCTATTTGGGCCAATGTGTAGGATGCCTGACCTTCTACAGTGGTGAAAGACATGCTGGTTCGCATCCAGCGCCAGTCTGTGCGCTGACGTTGAATAGCCATCCATGCTTCATTGATCCAGTCAGATAAACGATTGACCTCTTCGTTTTGAGCGTTCTGCAAAGTGACCGGGACATTGCCCGTCACCCGGCACTTGCGCTTGAGTTTCTGGACCAACTGTAGATAGTTCATGGGCTATCCGATCAGTGGTTACGTGCGGAAAGTCTGCGCAGCCATTCGCTGCCCTTGGGATTGCGGTCTTCAATCACGCTGAACACCACATTTGAAGATGTCATGCGTCGGATGCGGTTGTGCGGGTTGGCCATCGACTCGTCGCCAACTTCGGTATCAATCGAGTCAACCTTGGAATTAGCCAAGTTCTCTGCGTACTTGCGCTTGGTGATGACGGGCATATCAACAGGCAGACAGTTGAATTCGTGCCACTTGCCATTCACAAACACTTCAGCGCCCTTGCCGTTCACCCAGCAATCGACCACCAAGGGTGGATTCTTTTCGCGGGAAGGATGAATCAGGATGGTGATTGGCTCTTCATTGAAGGCCAGTTCAGCCATCGCGTTCGAGTTCAGTTCATCGCCACGCGCATGAACAATGACTTGCTCACGGTCAAAGCTGCCATCTTCATCGGCCACGATGTCGGGTTTCTGGCCGATTGGGAAATCAGCATTTGATGTCTCGCGGCGTGCGCGGCGAATTGGGGCATTGATCGCGTCTGTCATTTTTTAATCTCAAAAAAAAAGCCCTCCGAAGAGGGCGGGATGAATGGGCCGAAGCCCACTCGGTTAGGACACTTGCGGACGATCCGGCAATGTCATCACATCCACAAAGGTATGTGTCACACCAGCAGGAGGGCCAGCCAAGTTGCTTGATCCAAATGTCCATGCAGCACCAGTCGAACCCACCTTAGTAACCAGGTAGGCAAAAGGCGCAACGGTATTGGGAACCATGGGCATCTGAGGCGCAACAATGAAGCTGCCAGAAGAGTCCAAGGCTTGCAAGCCACCTTGGGAAACCTTCAGAGTGCCAGCAGCGTCATAGCCCAGCACGTAGGCGCAGCCGTAGTTCACTGGTACAGCCACATAAGCCGCGCCAGTGGTCGCGTCAGTCGTAGGCGTAGCAGCATTGGATGCGCCAGCTTTTGTGAAAGCCTTGCCTTTGATTGCGTACAACACAGTGTTGGCCGTGGTCAGGGTGGTAGTCGTACCAGCGGCAGCGCCTGCCTTGGTAGTCGTCATCGTCAGGGGATTTTGCTGAAGAATGTCCATTTCTGGGACTCCTTAAGAAACAAGAAGGGTTGGGTCAAATGCGCCGACTGGCGAAACGTAGACGGTCGTAGCCGTGTCCAGTGGCGTTGTGCCACCGGTAAACGCAGATGCGTAGGTGATGATCAGATAGCCGACCAGGGCTTTACCGCGCTGGTTGTCAAAGTCTGGGAACTTCACTGCGGCAAGCGATGCGCCTTCAGTGCCTGCCACTGCCGTGACGACAGAAGCGGAGTCAATGAAGAAACACACCACGTTGTATTTTGCTGCTGTGATATTGATGCCTGTCAGGGCGGGCATATCCGTTTCAGCAGCAATGGTCACAGGCACACCACCGGCAACGCCTTGGAATGCCGTAGCGCCAGTCTTGGCGAGTACGCCACCGCCAGCCTTGATGACAAGGCCAGCCGTTGCGGTAGCTTGAGAAGAGAATCGATCAACAATGGCAGACAAGACATGGCGCAATGCGTCCTTATCGTTGCCGTCGCGCATGTTGGCGATCCGTTGGAAGAGATTGCTTTGCATAGGTATTCCTTAACCCCCGAAGGGGTCATGGGTTATTAGGCAGGCAGGTTCTTAGAACCAACGTAACCAGCGGCCATCCAGCCGTTGTTCTCGATCATCACAGCCTTCCACCAGATAGTTCCGGCGTAGCCGCGTTGACCATGTGGATCGCTCTTCGCCTTCTGGCCGGGCGGCAAGAAAGTAGGATCGAGCGAGCTCAGGCCACGCACCGCGATTTGGCTGAATGCATCAGCGGCCAGAACGATGAACGGGTAAACGTCAAGGTTTGAACCACTGGTAGAAGACAGGTTTGTCGCGCCGATGGCCGCGCCGCCGTTCTGGATGCTTGGGAAGTCAGGCGAAGTGATGAAGCGGAAACGCTCCACCTTACCGACTTCATTCGGCATTGGGGAACCGGAAGCGTACTTCTCTGTTGGCACGAAGCCGGGCAGATCACGAATGTCAGGTTCCAAATCGGTGTGGACATACACGAAGTAGCCAGCAGCAACAGGGTCAGTCGCAATGCGGTTGCTTGCGGCCAGGATGTTGGTCACGGGCTTGGCGTGGTTGGCCTGCAAGTTCTTGACGATCTTGCGGATCATGCCCAGCGTCAGGCCACCATTCACGGTAGACAAGCTGGTGCCAGTGCCGCCGTAGTACACATTGGTACAGGCTTTCAACGCGCCGAACACGATCAATTCATTCACCAAAGTCACGCGCTCGCCAACTTGGGCAACCATGGCTTTTGGAATGTCGTCTTCGTACAAGTTGTAAGTCTTGTCAGTGAAGCCGTACAAGCAAGAATACTGCTGCAGAACAGCCGTCACGTCTTGCGGAACGATGGAATCAGGAGCGGGTGTTACACCCTCTTGAACCAGGTGGGCTTGCACCAAAGCATTGCCACGATCGCCGTTGCCGTTGGCAAAGAAGCGGTTGATGGTGTTGGCATCAGTCGCGCTTGCGCCATAAGGCAAGAACCGGCGAGCAACATAGGTATCGCTCTGGTTTTTTGGCATGGACACTTGACGGCCCTGCTTGCTGATCACTTCTTGAGGGACAGCGTGGGAAAGGATTTCGCCTTTGTATTTATTGAGTCGCCCTTGGGTAAGAGCAAAAGAATGCATCGTCATGATGACTGTTCCTTAAAAGAGTAGTTACCGGTTTTTGAATCCGGCATCAAATTCGTCTTCCTCAGAGGTCACGGAGGGTTTAGCCCCTGCAGACTTGGGGTTGACGGCTGCTGCGAGTTGTCTTTGCCGTGTGGTGTTGGGCGCTGCTGTCGTCGCTTCTGGTGTGCTTTTCGCCTTCACGTACTTGCGCAGCATTGCCGCTGCATCGCGTACCGAAGTTGATTGCGCCAGTTGCTGTGTCGCTGCGTCCTGTTTGGCCAGCCATTCGGTGAAACCGGGCGTATTCACTTCTTGAGTCCAGTCGCCGTCCACGATTTCATCGAGTCGGGAATGGATCAATTCGCGTTTCGTGTCCGCCACCTCAGTGCTGATCAAGTCCTTAAAGTCGGGAGTAGGTGCGCCACCTGTCAGCTTCGCGGCTACCTTCTTGAAAGCGGCCAGGGTCAAATCTGCAATCTCGGGGAATTCACCCCGAAGCTCGCTGAAGTCTTCCTGCGTTATTTCAATGGGTGCGCCTGCTCGGCCCTGAATGCGCTCGACTGCCTGTTTCATCCCGCCGATGTGACCAAATACCTTTTCCAAGTTGCGTTGGTTTTCAGCCTTCATCTCATCAACTGAGTCAGCTTTGGCCATCAGCGCTTGGAATTGCTCTTCGGTGATTTGCGCCAGTTTTGGAGGTGCTGTTTCTTCGGCAACATTGGTTTGTTCTTCAGTATTGACTTCGGGCGTTTCCGTCCGGTCAACTACTGAACCTGCAAACCCGTCATCGAATCCAGATTCATCCACAACTACTTGCGTATCTTCGGTTTGATTGGTCAGGGCTTCTCCTGTCATTTCGGCTCCACAAAGCAAAATGCCCACTCAAAAGCGGGCATGTACAAACCGGGTTTCCCCGGCAAATCGCAACAGGCGTTTCCGTCTGCTGCATCCTGGTGCCGTCACAAGGGCGGCGGGTAAATCAATCTTGTCTAGGCGCTGGGTCATTGCCCAGTGTCAGAACGAACTTGGCTTCTGCGATACGTCCGCGAAGATGGGCGGTCCCGATGGGGTCTTTGTCGCCATCGTTTTGCGTGCGGTGAATCGCAAGACGTGCATTCATGAAGTCTTCAAACCTGCGCCACAAAGGAGAGTTCTTCTCATGCGGCAATAGGGTGAACTTCTCAATCACAGTTCAAACCCTTGGCCGTCCGGCGCGCGGCCAGCGACTTCAACAGGCGGCGTCATCACTTGGCCTTGGTTGTGGTGCTTATGCACATCCACATTCAGCGCGGCCATGGACAATTCCTTTTGCGTGTTGAGTTTCATCGCTGTTTGAGCGAGTTGCGCTTTGACATCTTCAAGCTTCATCTTGTTCTGCTGCGCATATTCCAGCATGGCCAATTCGCGTTTTACGGTCAGCTCGGACATTCTCATCTGATGATCATTGGCGTTCTTCTGCGCTTCAGCATTCACATAAGCCGTGTCGCGGTCTGTGTCAACCTTAATCCGCTGCATCGTGACGCCGGCCATGATGTTTGCTGCATCGATACGCGCCTTGGAATTGATCTGCGCGGCCTGGATTGCTGGCGCTGGCTGTTGGTTCTGTGCCATCTGCTGCTTCTTGGCGTCGTCCATCTTGAGCTTTTCTGGGTCGATGCGCTTGGACTTCAGCATCATTTCCGCCCACTTCTCAGGGTCCATGCCAAAGGCGGGATTGACAACCATCCCACCAATAGCCATCAGCGTTTGCTCTTGAATGGCGTTTTCCACAAGTGAACTGGACCCACGGCAATCAATGTCAAAGTCGCCTTTTTCATCCGTTGGAACTTCTGGATCAGCAAGCAACCAGTCGTAGGAGTTTTGGACAACTGGCTCGGTCACGTTGTCATCAATCGTTTCGGCCAGATCCCGGAGCAAGGTGTTTGCGTTGTGGTTCTGTAGTTGCGCCTGACCAAAGGTTTGAATCGGCGTTTCGCCGTCATGGCCTTGGCTGATCAATGGGATGTTTGAGCATTCCTCTGCCAATTTCATGCCGTACTGAATGATTGGCATCAGTTGCGCTGTGATGTTGGGTATCTCAATCGCAGCCATCAACTTGCGCACATCGTCCGTTGTCGCGTCTGCTGTGCGCTCCCAAAGTTTGTTTGGGGTGATCAGCTTAGATCCATTCGCAGGCTGCAATCCAATCGGGTCAATAACCAGTTGCACACCAGCAGAAACACCAGCGTTATTGAACACCGCACGGCTACCGTTGTTCACAATCTTCTGCGGTACAGAGACTTGTTCTGCCACACCAACACCAGCCCAAGACCCAGCGCGGCGGCTCCATGGCATCGGGTTGTAGCCGAATGAACCGTTTTCAATCGGGTTGATCGTTGCTCGGATGACTGAATTGTTGATCAGGGTCACAACTGCGTGAACCTGGTTCATCTCTTCTGGCAAGTCCTCGATGCCAACGGCATTCGTCAGCATCATGTCTTTCTTGGACAAGACGCCTGTGAAGTACCAGATGTTGAAGTTGCCTTTGTTGACCCGTTGGTGGGGCTTTCCTGAGTCTTCTTTGTGGCCGTCTGGCCCCTCTTCCAGCACCCGGTCAATCTGGCTTGTCAGGTAAATGGGCTTGCCGTCAATGTCCTTATCTTCCTTCAGTCCCTGCAGCGTAGCGCGGGTGATGGAGTCATGCTCTACAACATAGTCGCCTGCATGGATGTTCTCTCCGCATGCCCCGTGCGGGTAGAAGTTCCAAGGGTCCACCCATTTGTAACCCGGCACAATCTTTTGAATCATGTCGATGCGGACATGCTTCTTGCCGTCTGGCCCTGCCTGAATCGTTACAGCGCGTTTCTTCTTGGTGCAGGGGAATGGGCCTTTCAAGACGCCTACACCAATACGGGCAGCATCGTGAATGACCTTACGCATTTCACCCTTGTACTTGGATTCAACCATCCAATCGTAAATCCGCTTCTCTGCCTTCTCCGCTGGGTTCAACTGCTTGCCGTAGGGGTCAATCGTTGCAGCAACTGGCGCTTGTGGTTGCATCCCCATTGCGCCGGGCACGGGGGCCATGGGCATGGGAGGTGTTGCGGGCTGTGCAGGATCAACAGGTATGACAGGTTCTGGAACTGGCGTCGGCTTGAAAGCGAAAGGTTTGCCATCAATCGGCAAGACAATCTCTGCGATCTTTGCCGCGCCCATGTCCACATACCTGGCAGTCAGTCGGACAAAGACAGTAGACCGGCCATCGCCAGAACCTTTGCTTGACTCGGTGGTGATCGGCCCTTGCATGGCCATGGGTTTTGCCCACTTCGCCTTCTCAAACTCATGACGATTCATATCGTCAATGCACAGATAGGCCTCTTCCGCTGCCATCCATGCTGCTTCAATTCCAGAATCACGGCGAGCTAGTACAGCTTCATCACGCAACTTGGCGACGGCTTCTCCAAGCACCGCCAATTGCTCTTCACGGTCAAACCCTTCTGATTCGGGCGTAGCTGCGCTGTCCCGATTCAGTTCATCGGGCAAATCTGGATCAATCATGAATTACCTTTTTCCTCGCCGCTTGAGAATCAGCCAATTGCTGCTAAGGACGGCGGGCCACTACAGACACCACCACACTGGTAACGCCGACTGTTGCACGAGGCCTTGCGAGCTCAGTCACTTCAATGACTTGCTCCAGTCCGTCAGCGGTCTTGGAAAGAGCCACGGCTTGCGCGTCTGTCAAAGTCGCCCATGTTGTGCCGCCATCGTTTGAGCCCTCCCAAACAACCGTGCCACCGCCCCAAGTGCCTGCGAATTGAACAGAACGGTCTGCCCACTGCGCAAAAGGCATCGCTGCCCCGTCATTGGTCCCGGTGATAGTCCACTGGAATTTCATCGTTGATCCATCTTGCTCACCAATGTGAGTGATGACTGGGTTCACTGTTGCCATATTGATTCCTTATCCAAATACGCCCATTGCTGAGTCGTAGATTCGATGTTGGGGTTGTGTACTTGTGCGCTTTGTGACCGGCCTTGTCTTGGCAAACCGAATCATCATCAGCGCGTAACGTGTTGCACTTAGCAAGTCGTCGTTTTCTTTGACGATCTTGCCGTCTTTGCGGTGATAAAGCCTGAACTCTTCCCACCAGTCGGATAGATGCGCGGCCACTTTGAACCGTCCTGTTTGCATCCTGTCCAGCATGTCCATCAGCCCAGCTTCAACACCATTCCCGCCAGAACCTTCCGGCTCTCCTGGTTGGGGTGGATGTGTCGCCTTGTCTGGCAACATCTTCAAACCCTGCTTGCGGTACTGATCAGCCAATGCTTGCCCAGATCCCTTGTCGTGCTGCAATCCGTCATGCGGCCATGCAACCGGAATCCATTCACCCTTGGCCTTGATGGTTGCAGCATGAATGAGCGGGGTTGCTTCCTTTACTCGGTAGGCGTCATACACATGAACCGTATCCGTGTCCCGGTCCCAAGCGATCCAAGCTGCGGCGGTTGGGTGATCCCATCCAAAATCCATCCCGCAAATACGCGGCCAATGTGGCGGTATCTGTAAGGCGTGTTCCCTGATTACCTCTTCAGAAACCGGGAAAATGCGCCCAGACCCAAGAGTCGGAATGCCTTTCGACCGCGCTTCACGCTCATGCGCCGGGTAACTGGCAATGATTGCCGCCCGTTGCTCTGGTGTGTAGTGTTCAGCATCATTGATGGTCATTGTGACCACCTTGGTTCCTGGCGTCTTCTCAGTTAGGAATCGTCTAACTACTTCAGACATCCCAAGCAACGGGGTAAATGTGATCCAAACAACCCCTTGCGTTGCGTTTGTCCGGGTCAATCCTTCGGTGTAAATGTCTAGCGGTGGCTCTTCATCGAACCACACAAAATTCAAAGTGTCGCCCTGCCAGCGCTCACGGCCCTGGTCATAGGTCTTGAACATCAACCGACTGATACCGCCAGTAACATGCCTGACAGTGATCGAGTCCACCGAATCAGCAACACCGCCCGTCGCTCGCTTGACTTCAAGCAGGCAAGACTTAGGAATTGCTCCGGTGCCCCACTCTCCTGGCCGGCCAAGCAACAAACGTTGAACAGTGTCCCGCGTCCCTTGGTTCGTTACCGAAGCGGCCCACCCTGCAGTCGGTGCCTCAAATCTGACGCCATCCCACCAGTCGGGATACAACCCGGTCAAGTGCATGGCGGCTTCAAACGACCCGCTGTAGGTCTTGCCAAGCTGATTACCAGCGATCATCAGGCGTTCTCTTACGCCTTCATCTGCGCCAGCATCGTGAAACTCTCGCTGTTTGCTGTAGGGCTTGTAGTCGGCGAGCTTGTTGCTGTCCAACTCAGCCTTCACAGTCAGCATCAGTGCAGCACGCTCTTCTTCTGAGAGCGCATCAATCCAGCTTAAATCAAGGCTTTCCACGCAACTTAGCCAAGTGCGCCAGAACGTCTTTCAAACTGTCCCGGCTGATGCCTTCAAGCGGGTTTCTCTGCTTGTTGTCTTCACCGAACAAGCCCAAATGCTTCATTGCCTGGTCGCGTGCAGTGTTCTTATCGAGCCACTTCACCTTCTTGGTGTGCCCAATAACCACGCCATCATTGCGAATCTCGGAGACTTCAAGCCCAGAGATTGCAGCGGCTGTATCGTCGTCAAGGTCTTGAATCGGCTTCAAGTTGCCGTGTTCGTCATACAGTTTGCGCGGGTCAAAGTAAACCGCCTGCGCCAAACTCTTGATGACTGACTCGGATGTGAGCTCGTATGTCGATGCTAAAGATTGTCGTCTTTCCTGAAGTTTCAGGACAATTTCAGGATGTTTCAGGAGGTCATGCCCTTGTGATCCAGCAGTCTTTGCACTGAACCCTGCTGACAATGCGGCTTTCGTGGCGTTCCCGCCATTGGCAATGTAAGCCTCGACAAACAACTTCCTTCTATCCGCTGCGCTTTGCTTTCCGCTGCCCGCCTTTGTTGTGCGTGCAGACTTCTTTCCTTTCGCAGCAGTAGCCAATCAATGCCCCCTAACAGCCTGAATGAACTTAGGCACGGGCAGTTTGATCATCGACTTTGGCACCTCATGCGCGACAACATCGCCAACTGCTGGCATGCTGGGCATGGGCGCAAGAATCTTGTCCAGGTAGGACATGATCAGTTGAGCGGTCATGTGGGCTTTGGAGTCTGGAACCAACTCTAGGCGGTCATCGTCAGCAGCGTAGAACACATCCACGCCGACAACGCCGTCCACATCGTCAATTTCGATGATGGCTTTTGGCATTACGCGCCCTCTTGACCCGAAAACCCGGCGTCAAACTGGGCATCTGCCGTGGCTTGGCCGTCAGCCTTGTAGATGGCCAGTGCTTGCGTCAAGGCGTCTTTGATGTCTTTGGCCGGGCGAAAGCTTGCGTATTCATCAGCTTCGCCTTCTGGCGCACCGGGTGCGGCGGGTTCAGCAGCTTCAGCGGCTTCGTTCTCTACCCCTACGGACAGAGAGCCATCAGCGCCGACACGGATACAGATGGTGTACCCAGCTTCCTCGGGCGCGGCTTCCATTGCGGCACCTTCTTGTGCCATGGGGTCTTGCATCATGTCCATCACAGTTCCTTTGCTTTGGCTTCTGCGCTTGCTTGGTCTGCAGCGAGATTGCCAGTTGATTCGACGCCTGCGCTTGCCTCTTCACCGCTTTGATAGGTGATCGTGCAAGTCACGGTATCGCCGTTGTCAAAAGAGACACGTTCCACTTGACCGCGTGGAATAGGCTCTGCGACTTCTGGCACTGGTTTGGCTTTGCTCATGGCAATCCTTCAGGAATAAAAAAGCCCGGACGAACCGGGCAAGGTGGGATGGCCCACCAAGGAGACAACTGTTACAGGGCGAGTAGCGCCGGGGTAGCCGGGAGGTTCAGCGTTGATCCCCGGCGCATGCTCGCGGCCAGACTATTGCGCTGGCCTGGCTAACGCCTGCTTTCCTTCCCATTCAGACGCTGAGTGAGAATCTGTGGGTCGCACGTTTGCAGGATTTGGGAAGGGTCACGGGCGGCTATCGCAGTGTTGCAACTGGTAGTGACGACGATTAGAGCGATGCGCCCGTGGGAAACAAAAAAGCCCCGACTATTTCTAGTAAGGGCTTGTTTTTGAGGCACCTATCCAACTAGATGCGCCTCGCTCTTATTTTTGCAGGAACTCCCTGCATTTATACGATTACGCGCATTATGCTACAAATCAAGCTTAGGCGCTATCTTTTTCATGGCTTCAGGCCCTGCAAATGCTGTTTCTTGTTCTATTTTTGCAACAAGCCATTCTGCTAGAGGTCGATGGTCATCTTTGAAGTGACTGCTGAACGGTATTTTCCCAGTGCTTGCGCAGTGCTTGCATTCATTCTCTGATAGCACTGGGGCATCTGGCACGATCAAAAAGCCGTGCCCTTTGCAGACTTGGCAAGTCCCAGACCTTAGCCAAGCGATGCAGCACCTAGCAATATCTGAGCATTCAACAATGTTTATCTTGATGAGCAAGCGCCTAGCCTGCCTCCATGCCAGATCAGAAAGTATTGATACCAGCTCATTCGCTGTCTTTGTATCGCCAGACAAAAGCCGTTCAATCGCCACACCCAGCGGGAACGTCTTAGCTGCCAACCCATAAGCGCCCAAAACGTCTGTATCGCTCATAGTGGTCTTTTCATCCACTGTCAGGCATTTGCTGTTAATCGCCGCTGTGTATCGTTCTCTAACTAGCATGCTTTTCCTTTGGCTTTACCAGTTGTTCAACTGTTGAGAATCTGTGCAAATTGGCGCATTCATAGCGCCGTGCGGTTGTTCCTGCTGCCCGTGGTCGTGTGTCTATGACCCGTGACCATGTTTGACACTGTGGGTATTTCATAGCTCGATAACCTCTGCGCTTTTCGATCTGATGCGGTTGATCGTGGTTTGAATCTGTCGCTCGTACTCGCTTCGACTGATAGACACCCGCTGCAAGTCGTGCCACTCGAAAAGCTCATTGATTGCGTACAGTCCTGGGCCTGTCATACCCATCTTCCCGGTGCTTTCATAGCGCTTCGCAGCATCGATCAGGGCTGTCTGCACATCCTTGCAGGTAGGTAACACTTCAGGCCCTATGCCGCCCTTTGCCATCGTTCCAGCCATATTCAGCATGTCGGCTAAGTTCTGCCAATCTCGCTTGGTTGCTTTGCCCGTCCTGAATGCTTCAATCGTTGCCTTCTCACGATCCAGAAGCTTGTTCAAGTCTGTTTGCGTCGTGATTGCAGCCCCGTGGATGGCATGGGTTATCGGATCAACCAATGCCCAGACCTTGCGCTTACATTTCTTTCTCATGCGTAAGCCCCCAATCCTGACAATGCTCTCCAGATCGTGTTTTTTGATGCACCGATAGCATCTGGCAACTGTTTAAGCCGCATTCCTTGTGCGCGCAATTCTTTAAGCCTGCGCACTTGGTCAGCCGTCAGAACGGGTTTTGTGTGGATTCGTCTGAAACCGCCTCTCATGCTCTTTGACTCCAGTTTGTTGAATTGGCCGCTGCAATCAGTTGCATGAACGGGTTCTCAAGCTCACGCCAGACTTTATGCATCATCACCCGGCCTATTTGCGTTTCACCGACTCCAAACTCTTTTGAAAGCTGTTTGTTAGTCTTAACACCTTGCTGTGATCGAATTTGCCTGGCCTTTTGCATATCCAGCGTTGCGCGTTTTGTTTTGCGCAACTTGATAAGCCGCTGGATTGAACTTTGGTGATTTGTCAGTTTCGATACCGTTGCTTGCAGTTCTGCCTGACTCATCGGCTCAATGTGCTCTGGGCATACGCATCGGCTGTCACAGCAGGTCGTACTTGCCAATTTCTTGCCAAGACTGATGCCAGACAATTCAGCCACGTATCTGCGTGTGCTGATTGGCTTGCCATCGACCATCACATAAGGGGATCGGCCATTCTTGATTCCACCCTTCCAGATCCAGCATTCATCAACAATGCATTGGTCTTTGATTTCTTTGAGTAGTCGTTCATTTT